AATTTCCCCGTCGTGAATGACCTTCCACCGGAAGGCGTGTTTGATACTGAATTCTGCAACCGCTATGAAAAAGGCGGTAACGATGGCATCACCATGATGGCTATCCCCTTCGATGACAACATCAACGGTGAAGATGCCACAACTGCTGGCGATGACAACGATAACCTGGACGGAACTATTCCGGATGATGTGGAGAAAAGCGAATCCCCGGACAGCGACGATGACTGTTCTGAGTGTGAAATTCCCGTCGCCACTCTGAGCCTTACTCATCGCTTCCTTCACCTCTTCTTATTCAGCAAAGATGAAGATGGAAAATACCGGCATCATGCCACACCAGAACAACGCAATAACGTGATCCGTATGGAGATGGACACAGAGGACAGTTACCTTCAGAGCCTGCTTACTGCTGTGCGCGCCGCGCATCATGAACTGGATAAACTGACGAACCATCACCTTAGTCGCCTAGCTGAATCTGTAGGGAAAGCATTCCCCCACTCTGCAAATCATCGCATCAGCCCGGCTGAATTCGACAAGTTCATCTCCACCTGGATGAAAACAGACTATGTGGATCAGGGATTGCTGGCAAAAGAATGGCAGAAAGGAAATTATGTTACAGGCATCACTCGTACGCCTTCCGGTGCTAACGCTGGCGGCGGAAATCTTACCGATCGTGGCGAAGGCTTTACCCACAATCAGGCATCACTGGCGCGAGACATTGCCACTGGCGTTCTGGCCCGTTCAATAGATGTGGATATTTATAACCTGCACCCAGCACACGCAAAACGCGTTGAAGAAATCGTGTCAGAGAATAAGCCGCCCTTTTCTGTTTTCCGTGACAAATTCATCGCCATGCCCGGTGGGCTGGATTATTCCCGCGCCATTGTGGTGGCTTCAGTGAAAGAAGCACCAATCGGCATTGAGGCTATCCCGGCGCGCGTGACTGAATATCTCAACAAAGTGTTGACCGAAACCGATCACTCTAACCCGGATCCGGAAATCGTGGAAATCGCCTGCGGTCGCTCATCAGCCCCAATGCCGCAGCGCGGAACAGCAGAAGAGATACATGACGATGAAGAAAAGCAGCAAACATCGGACGCAATGTCTAATGAACAGGCAGCGCCTGAATCAGTGGAAGAAATTCCAGTTAAACATAATGCGGACACGCAATCACTGGAAAATGTCTCATCTGTAGAAACGAAATACCAGGAACTGAGAGCAGAACTCCATGAAGCCAGGAAAAACATTTCGCCCAAAAATCCTGTCGATGCAGACAAATTGCTGGCTGCCTCTCGTGGGGAGTTCGTTGAAGGCATCAGCGCCCCAACCGACCCGAAGTGGATTAAGGGGATCCAGGCTCGCGACACTGAGGACCAGAATCAGTCCAAAGTGGAACAAATTGCCCCAGAAGCGGGACAAAACAGCCCGGATACGCAACAAAACGGGCCAGAAGAGCAACAGCCAGCCCCAGTAGCGCAACCGGAGCTGGAAAAAAACTGCCGCGTCTGTGGTCAGACTGGCGGGGGTAACTGCCCTGACTGTAGTGCGGTAATGGGCGATAGCACTTACACAGAAACTTTTGGAGAAAATGACGCCGCTGATGGAGAAGACTCAGCACAAACTGAGGAGAAGATCATTCAGGAAAACTCTGTTGATGCCGCTCAGGAGGGCGAAACCGTTGTTCAGAACGAGCCAGGCAGTGATACGTCCGGCGATGACGCCAATTCTGAGCCAGTAACTCTCGACTGGAAAAGACAGCTCGTGATTGCCGCCGTCTATGGTTTGTGCGCCAACCCCGCATGTATAGCCACAGCGCCAGCAATCCCTGATATCGCCATCATGATTGCCAACAGGCTTGAAAATTTCGGAGGTGATAAATCATGAATGCCTGGCTTATCCCCGATCGCATTGAAGAGCAGTCATGGGCACGACACTACCAGCAAATTGCCCGTGAAGAAACTGAAGCTGAGCTGGCAGACGACCTGGAAAAAGGTCTGCCCCAACACCTGTTTGAATCGCTATGCATCGATAATCTGCAACGTCACGGGGCCAGCAAAAAAGCTATTTCCCGTGCATTTGATGACGATGTCGATTTTCAGGAACGCATGGCAGAACACATCCGCTACATGGCTGAAACCATCGCCCGTCACCAAATTAATATTGATTCAGAGGTATAAAACGGATGAGTACAGCACTCGCAACGCTGGCAGGGAAGCTGGCTGAACGTGTCGGCATGGATTCTGTCGACCCACAGGAACTAATCACCACTCTTCGCCAGACGGCATTTAAAGGTGATGCCAGCGATGCGCAATTTATCGCATTGTTGATCGTCGCCAACCAGTACGGCCTTAATCCCTGGACGAAAGAAATTTACGCCTTCCCTGACAAGCAGAACGGCATCGTTCCGGTGGTTGGCGTTGATGGCTGGTCCCGCATTATCAATGAAAACCAGCAGTTTGATGGCATGGACTTTGAGCAGGACAATGAGTCCTGTACATGCCGGATTTACCGCAAAGATCGCAATCACCCGATCTGCGTTACCGAGTGGATGGATGAATGTCGCCGCGCACCATTCAAAACCCGCGAAGGCAGAGAAATCACCGGACCGTGGCAGTCGCATCCCAAACGGATGTTACGGCACAAAGCCATGATTCAGTGTGCTCGCCTGGCCTTCGGATTTGCTGGCATCTATGACAAGGATGAAGCCGAGCGTATTGTCGAAAATACCGCATATACTACAGAACGTCAGCCGGAACGCGACATCACCCCGGTTAACGAAGAAACCATGTCGGAAATTAACGCCCTTCTTACTTCCATGGAAAAAACGTGGGATGACGACCTGTTGCCGCTCTGTTCCCAGATTTTTCGCCGCAACATTCGAGCGTCGTCAGAACTGTCCCAAGCCGAAGCAGAGAAGGCTCTTGGATTCCTTAAACAGAAAGCCACAGAGCATAAGGTGGCAGCATGACACCAGAAATTATCCTACAACGTACCGGGATCGACGTGAGAGGTGTCGAGCAGGGAGATTATGCATGGCAAAAATTACGGCTCGGGGTCATCACAGCTTCAGAAGTTCACAACGTGATAGCAAAACCCCGCTCCGGAAAGAAATGGCCTGACATGAAAATGTCCTACTTCCACACTCTGCTGGCTGAGGTCTGCACGGGTGTGGCCCCGGAAGTTAACGCCAAAGCCCTGGCATGGGGAAAACAGTACGAGAACGACGCCAGAGCCCTGTTTGAGTTTACTTCCGGCGTGAATATTACTGAATCCCCGATCATCTATCGCGACGAAAGTATGCGTACCGCCTGCTCTCCGGATGGATTATGCAGTGACGGCAACGGCCTTGAGCTGAAATGTCCGTTTACCTCCCGGGATTTCATGAAATTCCGGCTCGGTGGTTTCGAGGCCATAAAATCAGCTTACATGGCCCAGGTGCAATTCAGCATGTGGGTGACTCGAAAAGATGCCTGGTACTTCGCCAACTATGACCCGCGCATGAAGCGTGAAGGCCTGCATTATGTCGTGGTCGAGCGGGATGAAAAATACATGGCTGGTTTTGACGAGATGGTGCCGGAATTCATCGAAAAAATGGACGAAGCACTGGCTGAAATTAGTTTTGTATTTGGGGAGCAATGGCGATAGCCAGTAACAATGAGGTTCTCATATATGAATATTTCATTTGAAAGTCATGGTTCGGCAGCAAGTGTTGTTATCACCAGTTCGCTATTCGAATGCCGAAAGCACCAGCATATCGTTGATGCACTGAAGTTCAAAGTACCGGAAATGACCGTCACAACCCGGGGATGTTTCTGGATACGGACGACGTTAGCCACAACATACCTCACGGCACGCCGTGTTTATGATATGGCACACCAGGAATATAACCAGTGTTCGTCCTGATCCAGCGCGGGCAGTCTTTCGTCGATGCCAACAACTATCCGGTGGAAATCTGCAAGGTAACTCTTACTCAGGTGATCTACCGAAGACTCGACGGCAGAACCCGAGCCACTTCAATTGGTGCATTTAATGAAGAATTTGAGCGAGTCGACCACAACGAACTACACATGATTAAAGCGGAAATTGAGAAGGAAATGCATATTGCCAGCCTTCGAAAAATGCGACGTACATCAATCAACTGACAACCGCCTTCGGGCGGTTTTTAATGGCAAAAATATGGATTCACACAGTATCACCCTCAAAGAGGCCTGTCAGTTTCTCAAGATATCAAGGCCAACAGCTGTTAACTGGATACGAACGGGCCGACTACAGGCAACACGAAAAAATTCTTCCGGTAAAAGATCACCTTATCTCACAACCCGGCAAGCCTGCATTGCAGCACTTCATTCACCGCTGCATACTGTCCAGGTGAGCGCGGGTGATGGCATAACAGAGGAAAGAAAATGTCACTCTTCCGCAGAGGTGAAATATGGTACGCCTCGTACTCGCTCCCGGGCGGGAAGCGAATTAAGGAGTCTCTTGGCACAAAGGACAAGCGGCAAGCTCAGGAGTTGCACGACAAGCGAAAAGCAGAACTCTGGCGAGTAGACAAACTGGGGGATATGCCAGATGTCACTTTCGAAGAAGCCTGCCTGAGATGGCTTGAGGAAAAAGCCGACAAGAAATCCATCGATTCCGATAAATCCAGAATCGCATTCTGGATTGAGCATTTCGAGGGTATAAGGATTAAGGATATATCGGAGGCAATGATCTACTCAGTTATCAGCAAAGCGTATAACCGAAAAACAAAGGAGAGATGGAAGTTGCAGGTGGAGGCTGCATTAAGAAAAGGGAAAGAACCACCAGCCTATATACCTAAATCGGTGAGCACGCAAACAAAAGCAACACACCTGGCAATGATCAAGGCTATTCTGCGCGCCGCAGAGCGAGACTGGAAATGGCTTGAAAAAGCACCTGTAATCAAAATACCTGCCGTAAAAAACAAACGCGTGAGATGGCTGGAAAAAGAAGAAGCCAGGAGACTCATTGATGCATGTTCTGATCCCCTGAAATCTGTAGTTAAATTTGCACTGGCAACTGGCCTGAGGAGATCAAACATTATTAATCTGGAGTGGCAACAAATCGATATGCAGCGACGTGTTGCCTGGGTAAACCCTGAAGACAGTAAGTCAAACCGCGCTATTGGGGTCGCACTGAATGACACTGCCTGCAAGGTGTTGCGTGATCAAATAGGCAAACATCACCGCTGGGTGTTTGTTTATACCACTGCTGCCAGAAGGCCTGACGGGACAATGACACCAAGCATCAGAAAGATGCGCCTGGACTATAACACATCGTGGTTAACAGCATGTCGTCGGGCAGGAATTGAAAATTTCCGTTTTCATGACCTCCGCCATACCTGGGCCAGTTGGTTAATTCAGTCAGGTGTACCGCTGTCAGTACTTCAGGAAATGGGCGGCTGGGAGTCTATCGAAATGGTGCGTAGGTACGCACACCTTGCACCTAATCATTTGACAGAGCACGCGAGGAAAATTGACGACATATTGGGTGACGATGTCCCAAATTTGTCCCACCCTGAGGTTTTTGAGGATGCAAAGAAAGCATAA